CGACGTATCGACGGGAAGCAGATCCCGCGTGGTACGAGTTTGTACGTGTGGTTTGAGGCATAACAATAGAATACCCCGGCCCGGATTTACGGGCCATATTTCTAACGTGTGTGCCTACAGGGAGTTGAGAATCGTGGCTACCCCAAAACGCGGGAAGACGAGGGTTGACCTGACAGGGGTAGATGGAAAATCCAAGATGGACGTCAGGTATAATCCGATCTCAGATCGGTATGATGTCCGTATCGGAAAGTGTCAGCACAACTGGTCAGCGACGGAGTTCTCTAAACACTTTCGGAAGTGGCTTGTCCGGCAGAAGGTACAGCATGAGTGATATCTGTGATCCCGTCAGAAGAAGCAAGCCTCTCCGGCTCCCGTCCGGGCCAGCCACCCTGTCTATGATTGCTGAGGGTTTGCTGGAGACCATAAATACAGTGACCGCGCCCGATGGATCGACGTGGTTTGAATGCAAGGAAGCAGCGCCAGCCTTGGCGCTCCCAGAAATACAGTCTAACTGGATGGACGAATGGATCGATGCACTGGGCACTGCTGTCGATGCTTCACTCTGAATATCAGCCTTGAGGGGTTGAAGCAGCTGGTCGCAGAATTCCAAGAGCCGTACTCAGAAGTGGAACTGGACAACATTCAGGTTGCCCAGATGGTGATTCCGCTCAGCGGAGAGGCAGAACAGGAAGCAATCCGAGTCACTGGCAGCAAGGGAACACCAGGAATTCCAAGGTTTACATGTAAGAATCTTCAGTCGGACGGCAACTGCGGAATTTACGAGTCGCGGCCTAAGATGTGTCGTGACTATCCAAACACAGGGACGTGCGAATATTCAGAATGCACGAGGAGTGAAACATGAGCCGTAGCGGATACGTAGATGATCTTGATATGGGGCAGCTGAACCTTTACCGGGCAACAGTAGACCGAACCATCAATGGGAAACGGGGCCAAGCGTTCCTTCGAGAGATGGCCGCAGCAATGGACGCGATGACCGAGAAAGTTCTGATTGCGTCCGAGCTAATCAACGAAGATGGTGATGTTTGTGCCATTGGCTCTGCCTGCAAAGCCAGAGGGATCGACGCATCGAACATCGACTCTGAATGTCCAGATTCAGTCGGATTCCTGGTTGGAATATCTCGGACATTGGCAGCTGAAATCGAATTCATTAATGATGAGGATGGGCCGTACTATCGCAGTGAAAAGCCCGAGGACAGATGGCTTCGCGTCAGGAGGTGGGTCGGCAGTAAAATTATTGCGGAGTTGGATGCGGAACAACCTCAGAATCAACCGAGTAGTCATACACCTCAGTCTCAGTGACCGTATCAACCACCTTCTCGACTGCGGGGTTCATCAGAGCATTGGCTGCAAATCCTAATGTTCCAGCACCCAGAGCAGTCGCAAGTACAGCGGTAACCACCGCTCCGGTGCTCGCGCCCGTCACAGTCATCGAGTTGTCGCTACATGGGTACGTGCCCACATCGTAGCCTTCGCCCAAGCCAGAATCATGGGCGATGCTCTGTCTGCGAATCTTCATCCGCTCAGACACATCCTGAAGCCATACGTTACGTAATCGATTCTTCTCCCGGAGAAATGATTCCGCTGCGTTCTTGAGGATTCCTTGATTGCTCATCTTCATCTCCGATTCGAAAAAACTCGCGGTCCATCTGAATCATCTGATCGTCCGCCTCCTTCTGTTGATCAAGGATTCTCAGCCCCTTGGACAGAAGTTCGATCTGCTGGCCCTTCTGGTCCAGCTCCAGAATCCTCTTGGCTTCTGCTCTATATTCTTCATCTGACTTCATGATGATATCCTGGATTTGGCTGATGAGTATAGAAAAACCCCTGACACCCTGAAAGGATGAAAGGGGTTGGTGCGAGGATGCACGGAGGGATTCATCCTCGATCGCGAAGGGATGCTCTTATTGGGCCGGAGGTACGGCACCAATCGGACCTTCTCGGTGCATCATCTGCCGAATTGCGGCAGCCTGAACCGGATCGGTCTCAGTGTAGTTCTTCAGGTACGCTCGGTCCAGAACCGACATGAATGCGTCGGACGACTGGCTTCGGCGATCTGAGTTGCTCTGCGTGGTAGCCATCAAGAGGGCTTTCAGAAACTCGTCCATGGCTTACTTCCTTGTATCTTGCGACTTGAATCTATCTACGTGAACATTCACTGTAGAACCAGAAGCTACGGCTTCGTGCCGCTTTATCTCTCGACCTTTTTCGTCGATGAATCGGATCGTTACAACCCCAGGTGGTCCCTGTGGTCCAACGCTTCCGTCTTTTCCGTCTCGGCCTGGGCGTCCGTCTGCTCCGTCTCTTCCTGCCAGCCCGTCAGTTCCCGGCTGGCCTTGAGGGCCTTCACTGCCATCTTTTCCGTCTTTTCCGTCCTGGCCATTATTGCCCTTGACTGGATTCTGCAATAATGCCTCAAGCTGTGCAATACGTTTCTCGTACTTTTCCAGAAGCGATCGCACTCGTATGTGCTCAGCAGACCTTTCTCGGTCAGAGTTGATCCAGACAGGGAGATCACCCTCAATGGGAGGGGCAGGCACGTCGTTTTCTGGTGATGGCGGAAGATCTGCACGCCACCTCTCGCACCATCCGTTCCGGCAATCCTTATCCATTAGTTTCTCGTTGGCTTCCATGAATCCCATGATCTGGCCATGCTCGGCTGCCCAGATTTGCCTGTTGTCATGTCCATGAGTACTGATGCCAGCCAATCCGGATGTTCCGGACTTCAGATTACTGATGAAGATCGGGCCTCCAGAGCTTCCGCCAGCGAACTTACCATTCCGAAGATTGAACACGTTTCTGGTATTTCTCAGAGTGTTGTGTTTCAGATTATCCTTGAACACGAGGTCTGCCCGCTGCTTTTTAACGGGAGAGCCAGCCGGATGACTGATAGAGAGCCATGACCCCGACTGGGGCAGAGGGCTGATAACCGAGACAGGTTCCGGAACATTCTTGGATGGGAGCTTGAAAAGTGCGAGATCTCGCTTACGATCGATCGCGATCCAGGTGCCTTTCCCAACCTTGATGCCTGCCGATGCAACATCAAACGTGCCTCCCACAGACCCAGTACAGTGGGCCGCAGAAAGACCAAACGCATGTTCAGCACCTTTTGCTATAATACAGCCGCTGCATCCAACCGGCCAGATTCTAACGAGGGAAGATTCGTAGTTCGAAGTGTCGTCAGCGATGACCTTGAGAGGCTCTCTGTCCGCCAGGATGGTCATGGACAGCAGCATAGCGAGAAGTAATCGTTTCATGTCGTCCTCCTTGTGGGGAATGGATTCTATCGCCAACAGGGATGCAATGGAATGAGATTCAAGCCAAAAGGAGGGTTTGTCATGGCGACCCCGCATCACGGGAAAGACCCGTCCAGCGAGACTCCGAACGAGGAGCTTAGGCGACAACTGAGCAATACCGAAGCTTTTCTGAGCGAATTGTCCGGGGTAAACATGAAAAATTACCCAGATGGCAGATATGATGGTTCCGATGACGGAGAACTGCACTACGCTGTAGCGGCCAGCACTCAAGAGGATGCGATCATCCTGCGATTCCCCAAGCCGGTCACTTGGATCGGATTCACGGAAGAGTCAGCAGATGCACTGACCAGCACCCTGAACGAACTTGTCGAGCACATCAAAAACAGGGGAAAGAATGGACGGAGTAACAGCTAGGAAAGAATTTCTCGCCGAGGTCGAATCCTGTGTCTGCCAAGCCAGGAACGAGAGCTACGACGAAGCAGAGAATAACTTTGCAAGAATTGCAGATATAGCAAATGTGATGCTTGGCTCAAAATTGAACTCTCCGCTCACTCCGGTTGATGTGGCCCTCTTCTCTATGTGCATCAAGATGGGCAGATTGGCATTTAAGCCGCACCACTGGGATTCGTGGGTTGATACAGCTGGATATGCAGCTTGTGGTGCTGGCATTATCAAGCAGATGACGGAAGGATTAGAGCAGGACTCTTCAGCATGATCTGCACAATCTGTGGAGCAGAAGCCACCGGAAGGCTCAGTCCAGATATGGACATTGAGGGGCTTAAGTACTGCAAGGATCAGGATCATCGCACGCTGGTCGAAGCTGCGTACTGTGCTTTGGTGTATGGCGATGAGGAAATGGCTCGCGACCTGTTGAAACCAAGGAAGGTGAAGAATGGATCAGGAAAAACTTCTGATTGAAGCCGTTACAGCAGTCAATTCGAGCCCTTCGAAGGAAGCTGCGGCCCGCTCACTAGGCATTCCAGCATCAACCTTGAAAGACAGATACGACAAAGCAATCAAGCTAGGCCTTGGAGACGCAGAAGACAGGATTCAGATCACCGATTCGGAGGATAACGACAATCGAACAGTATGGTCTGTGGGAACGGAAGTCAGGACTGTTGACGAAGCGCTGCAGAAGGCAAACGTAGACCTGAACATATGGGAACCATACGAGTCGACCATCAATTCCTGGCCGACAGCAATGAAACTGAAAACAAAGATTGATGGGGTCGAGAACGACTCTCCTCATCAGGTCTGGAACTGGCAGGTAAAGGTCAAACTCAGGCGGCGAGCACCCAAGGCAATCCAGGATGCGATCAAAGAGCTTGTGTCTGGTCTGTACGCCAGCCCGCTCGTTATTCCGGCCCCGACATACGCCGCGATCGACGAGCCACACATGCTTGAGCTGTCACTCTTCGATGCTCACTTTGGCAAGATTTGCCATTCTGCAGAAGCAGGACACGATTACGATCTGAGTATCGCAGAGAGGATTTACTCTGAGGCCGGGAGAGATTTGCTCGCGAAGTGTTCTGGGTTCGATATTGACCTGATCACGATTCCGATCGGGAACGATTTCTTCCAGACTGACAACTGGGCAGGAACTACCCAGAAAGGCACCAAGGTTGGAGTGGTCGACAATCTGTTCCAGGAAGTGTTCCGTTCGGGTTGCCGGGCTGTCCAGGAACTGGTTCTGCTGTGCCGGGAAGTTGCCCCTGTAGATATCATCTGGGTTCCTGGTAATCACGACCCATCAACAAGCTGGTACATGTCAGAGTATCTGAGAGCAGTATTCTCTGTGGACCAGAACGTGACTGTTGACAACTCAGCCAGCCCGAGGAAGTATGTCGACTACGGAGTCAACTTAATCGGATTGACTCATGGGAACGAAGAGAAGCACCGCGATCTTCCAATGATCATGGCAACTGAAGTCCCAGAGAGATTTGCCAAGGCGAAATGCCGGGAAATACATCTGGGTCACTTCCATAAAGCACGACAAACAGTTCACATGCCGCTCGATGAGCATCAGGGAGTTCGCGTCAGGGTACTCCCATCACTCAGTGGAACAGATTCGTGGCACCATATGAAGGGATACGTCAAAAACATCAGAGCAGCCGAAGCATACTTATGGGGCCTGAATGATGGTCTCACTGGTACATTTACATCATCAGTAAAGGAATGATCATGAGCGAAGAAACGGTTTTAATTTCAAAGGACGGGATGAACATCGAGCCAACCGACAACTTTACCCTGTTTCACTTCTCCAAAGAATCGTTGCAGAGCCTGTGTGGTGATATATATCTGGCTGAGCACGGTAACTGCGAGATAAGGCAAGGGATTATTTACTGCAAAGAGGAGGAAGTAGGCAGAATAAACAGCGTGTCCTCTCCGCCACAGGGCGATGAGTGAACGCACGTCAGTACTACAACTCGATCAAGAAAGACCGGGACGCATGGGCCAAATCTATGCGCCAAGGGTGCATGCTGTGCGGAAAACCAAACAAGAGACTTGACATTCATGAGATTCTGCGAAAATCACAGGCACCGAAAGCATGGGCATTCCCAGCCAACTACCTGTTGCTGGACAGGGGTTGTCATGAGAGTTCTGAAATAGCAGCGACCACTCGTGAGAACCTGATCACACAACTGGCAGTTAAGCTGATCCGAGATCCCGAAAACTACGACTTGCAAAAATGGCTCACAACAAGACATTCGAAGGCCACTCAATACTTAAGCGAGACAGAGATCCATTCAAGAGCTTTGCTCCTGACGGCACAGAAGTTCCAGACTCAATTCAGACTCTGACAGAGTTCGTTGAGCATCAGATGAAGCGGTACGAGATACTGTGTCGTAAGAAGGACACGCTGTTTCGGTACGCAGGAAAATCAGGCCGAAGGGCAGACTCATGGAGGAATCTTCAGGAAGAATCAGTCCTATGCCTCAGGAGCGTAAGGAGCGCACTCGATGAGCAGCTTTGTTGAAGTCGATCACGACGATCCATACTCGGCAACGAGACCTAGATCTGAATATCAGTCGAGCATCAGAAAGACAACAGTCTCAACAGAGGCTGCGTTCAGCCTGTCTTGGCTTAAGAACCGCATTGCGATCGTGAATCTCGAAGATTCGATCCAGGCACTATGCGACATCGGGGAAACAAAGATGTCAAAGGTTCTTCAGGATAGTTGTGCGAACATAAGCGGCATCTGCGACATACTCGAAGAGATGAGTATGGAGAAGCATGGGAAGCTGCCCGCTAGATAGCCTCTCTCTTACTGAATATAGCAATCGCCAGTCTTCCTGGTATTCCCCAGATACTGATTCTCACTGGATCGCTGTCGGAAGTCGCAGTCTTGGCGACACAGTCAACAGTTTGCTGAAACGGCTTGGCTGGTGCTCCCATGGCTGATGAAAAACTACTGCGATGCGCATCTCTCATCCCCTGTGGGATCAAATGAGCTACCCCGTACCCGAAAACATCAGCCCTCTTGGTTCCGAAGAATTTTGAAGCGCCGTCAGACCACATTGTGATGATCCCGTTTTCGTCAACACCGACAACCGCCGATCCTGATTGTTCTAACACATCAAACACGACCTGGGCATCGCCCTTGCTTTTTCTTAGTTCTTCGCGAAGCTCAACGACCTGCTTATAAACATCCGATGGGGGAACAGAAAGCCTCATGGATACGTTTAGTGCGAGCGCGAGCCCTAAAACCATTACGATATTCAGGACCAGCAGAAGTGCTGTGTTTATCTTCTGTTGGTCGTTGTTGACTTCAGTCATTTCTTTGTCTTTCTGCCAATTTGGCGAGTTGGTTTTTAACTTGTCCCAACACCGTAATAAACTCACGTGTGAGATCCTCAAATTTCTTGTCTTTTTCATCTATATGCCTCAGCCACTCAGACCTCTCATCGGCGTGTCTCTTCTCGATTGATGGTATGTGTTTGACGACCAGATACCAGACAAGGGCACCGAACCCACCAGCCGTGACCAGCTGAATGATTGGCGCTACCCAGCTCATTGTTGTGTCATCCGCGAGAATCATTCTACGGCTTTCTGTATAATCTGGAAAACTTATCTCGTGGAATATTTGAAGTCGCCTCCAGACCGAAGAGACTCCCGAACGTCATCCAGGGCTGACTGTAAAGATTTTCTTTCGTCATCAACAGTGACTACGCGAGATCCAAAAGCCTCTTCGAATTCGCAATCAGACATAATGTCCGTATGTCCACCCATATAATCTACAATCTTCTCGCCTTTCTTGCCATCCGAGACTGACTGAATCGCGAACACAATGTCGACTTGATCAAGGACGGCGTCTCCAAAATCGGCCTGATGGACAGCCTCATAGCACAAAACGACACTGTCTGAAGTATCTGGTGATCTTCCTATTTTTTCTTTTATTGTTGGAAGTGCGGCCCGCTTCTTGTTCTGGCTCCTCTGCTTAGGCGTGATGTAGTACTTCTGCATGTCTGTGTCGTAAATCTTCTCGTGAGCCGCCATTTCATCCACGAGTTCCGTATCGTTGAAGATCATGAATGGGTCGAGGTGTTGCGAGTCGGGATTGATCCTGGCCCCGAACTCACCGTAAAGCTCCGCCCGGCGATTCATGTATCTTTTGGGAAATCTGACGGGAGCCTCGTTTCCATGAACCCGGATAACCCAACAGCCTGCATCCTCAAGAATGTCAGCCATGGCGACTCCGCCAGCACCGATAATATCGATGGCCATCGGGTGGTCACCCAGACAGATGTCAATTCCCAAGGACTTGCACGTCTCAACGATCCACGAGAGTGTTGATCTGGTGTCCGCCTTTCTTGTCCACTTCTTGCCCTTGATTCCTGCTGTGCCTCCATAAGTCAGAACCGTCTTGTCCTTATCCACGGAGTAAGCAAGGTCGAGGCCGAATCCGCTGATCTGGATTTCGTCCCGGTGCTCGCTCCACATCTCCATAGGACCCCTCATCCACGATGGAGGGACAACCTGCATCTCAAGATCTTCAGGTGGGAATTTGCCCTCGCCTGACCACGCCTTTTCGATGTCGTCCACGCCCTGCATGATGGTCGTGTACTTCAGATAATCCATCTGTCCTGGGATCAGAGCCCGGACATGCTTCTGGACCTCTTTGTCGATAGGGTCGCCCTCGGCATAGAAATACTCTTCCCCATCAATCGTCTCAAACTCGATACCGCCAGGTGGTGCGAACTCGGGCATCTGCAATCTCTTGGCCCGTACATTCAGACAGTCGCGACCACCGAATGTCAGGCAGGCACGCTTAATACCCCGCTGGATGAAGACTTGGTTCTTGTCCGGGTCTTCCTTCGGAAACAAGTCAAAGAACCAGCCCGAGAGGACACGTGGGTTGGAGATGCAGATAATTTTGCGGCACTGCTTACGGAGGTTCTTCAGCATAAACTGAGGCACGGCAGACGACTCGTCCACGACTCCAAGGGTATTTGCTCCGTGACGGCCAGATACACCTTCACCAGTCTCTGGATTGGCGATAATCAAAGAGTGTCTAGGATTATCTGGGTCCTTGAGTTCAGTTGTCAGGTTGGCACCTGAACCAGGATGGGCCATCTTCTTCCGCCATGTGACAAGCTCAGCGAACATAACATCCTTGGAATGTGCGGACGACTGGCTGGTCATGATGATTCTGTCATCCGGATACAGGTAGTACCAGAGACACAGACATAAAGCGGTAATGAACCCCTTGCCCGGAGAAGTTGACCCTTTAATCGCGATCTCTCTGATCGTCGGATCGAACAGATGCAGGGCAAATTCACACTGGACATCATCGAGACGCAGGTTCAGGGCGTAGTCTCGCTCGCAGTGTTTCTTGAAGTATCTAAGATCGAGTTCGTCATGTATGACCAGTTCTGGCCACATGATCTCTATCAGCCTCCAGGGACTTCCGCCTATGGCTTCCATCTTGGCTTTTCGGAGAGAAACTGCCCTGATCCTGGCTGGTGTTAAATCTTCCGAAGAATCTATTCTTTGCTGGATTTTTTCCGCGACTTTCTCGTCGTTTCGCTTAACCTGTGGCTTCTTCTCGATGATCGGAATCTCATCAAGGTCAAACCCATGATCGACCAACACCTTCTCTGTTCGGCGATTGCTCGTATATTGGCCGTTCCTTCCTCGGTCGAGAAAACCCTCGTCAGAAAGGAACTTCAGATCACTGGCGTCGACGCCCTTTGATCGCAGAGTGTCGTCAATCGCCTTGGATGCAGTGACGTGACCGCGATGCTTCCACACGTTACAAAGCAGGGACAGATGATCGATTTTCAGGTACGGATCCGTCATCAGAAAGGCTCACAATAGGATGTTGCACATTGCCTATATCTTCCCAAAAGACCTTTATCAGACCAAGATGTCTCCGGGAAGGAAGATGTATGGGGAGGCAGTCGACAGACTGGATGATGCGAAAGTTACAGTTACTGGACCTGGCTGGTGGAAGAGCAACGACATCAGGGAGTCGCTTCCAGAAATCGAACGAGAGCACGGACCAGTCGACGCTTTGTGGTGCTACAAGACCGAGAATGTGACAGGGCTCAGAGACTTGGATATTCCTCGCGTGTTCGTGTTCAACGAAGCCAACGATGAAGAGAAGACTCGTAAGGATATCAACGACGCATCGGCTACGCATTGTGTTTTTCATCATTACGGCGACCATGTCAGATGGGTCCATGTACTTGCCGATGAGGGAGTAAGCGCCTCTCTTCAGAATCATTGCGCTCCAGGAAACCCATTTGCCGACACGTCACCGTGGGAACAGAGGCCGACTAAGTGTCTGCTGACTGGGGCTATCGGGTTTCACGTGTACCCTCTTCGGTTCAAGTACGAGTCTCTTCTGAGGAATAGAGATCTGGACGGATACGGGCTGCCTCATCCCGGATACAGAATTGGAGGTTCTCAGGCTATTCGTTCCCAGTACGAGTCGTACATGATGTCAATGGCCAGGGCGAAGATAGCTCTGTGCTGCACCAGTCGATACAAGTACCCGCTCGCCAAGTTGTTTGAGGCTGCTGCGTCTGGATGTGTCATCGCAACAGACAAGCCTGAATGTCCGATGTTTGAACAGTCGCTCTGGCCGTGGTGCATCCAGATTGACTCGTCGTGGACAAGTGGAGAGACCGCTGAGTGCATCAACAGTTTCCCAGATGAAACACTGAAGACAATGGCGTACCACACACTTCGAACGGCCCGAGAAGTGTTCACAATGGAAGGCTGGGCCAGGAAATTCACAGACACTGTCAGAAAGAAAATCAATGAGTGATCAGGATTTAGCTACCGCCCTTCAGGATAAGTTTCTCCCTTCAGAGGTTGACTGGCGAGTTCAGTCCAGCGGAGACAAGGGCAACGGGCCGTTCGCAAAAGTGCTGGCGTATATTGATGCCCGAGCAATTCAGAATCGGCTTGATTCAGTTGCTGGCGCTGGCGGGTGGAGAGTTGAACAGCCAATCCCAGTACACGGATCGGCCCCGTTTATCAGCTACAAGTTTGATGGTAAATGGGACCGGTACAAGATTGGTTCGCCTTCAACTAAGGACAAGGCGACAGATGTGGTCACGCTTGGAATCCTAGACAGTGCCCTGACGGGATTTTTGACAGGCATTTCGATCAAGATTGATGGTGAGTGGGTGACTCGCTGGGATGGTGCAGATGTTACTGACATTGAATCATTCAAGGGCGGGCTTTCCAGCAGCTTCAAGAGAGCGGCTGCCCAGTGGGGAATCGGACGTTACCTTTACGACCTGAAGGAAGGATGGGCGATATTTGATCACCCCCATGTGAAGAAGTCGTGCCACAAAGACAAGATCGGAAATAACTGGAGAGAGTGGCTGCCGCCCAAGCTTCCAGACTGGGCACTCCCTGATGGGTACGAAGGGGACCAGTACGCTCATATCCTGGGCGGCGATACATCCGCTCCGGAGAAGGCAGCAGCGCCAGCCTTGGCGCAAGAAGAGTCGTCGCAGGACCTCTATAATAAGATTGTCGCTGCGGTTGCGGATGCCACAAACAAGACGCCAATGGACAGGGCTGCTCTGGAGAAGTACCAGAAATCAACCCATGATCGCTTCGAGCAGGGTAAGCTGAACGACATAAATTACCAGCAGCTCATCAAGCTGTTCGAAACAGTACTGAAAACGGAGGAATAATAATGAATCTGGACGAGATGCTAATCAGGGATGATTACAAGGCAGCCTGCCGACCCCTCTTCGAGAATGAGATGGCAGGCCTGATAGATTCGATTGTGAATAACAAAGAGGGGTTTCTTGACCCCCTGAAGTTCCATCTGAATGAAGAGGGAGTTCCCACGCTCCTGGATGGCCATCATCGGATGTCGATCTGGCAAGGGGAGCATGGGAAAGATCTCGACAAACCCAGAACCCAAGAGGTTATTCCTCTCTCTGGGGCTTCACCCGAGGAAGCGATTGAATGGATCAGGAACCATCAGCGGAACCGGAGGAACGACACGAATGAGTTTCGATACCAGCTCGGGAAAGAACTGATCGAAACAGACAAGACTTCTGTCCAGATTGCCCAGGAATACGGAGTCACAGACAGTGTTGTTCGCCACTCGGGCGACTACGCAATGGCTGTCGACAATCTGGAGAGCGAGGTTCCGGGAATTAAGGAAGAGTTGATTAGTGACGACCCTCCGGCTACCCGAAGTCAGGTTGTCAACGATCCAGGTTCAGTCGCCGCAGCAGTAACTGGTGCCCCAGTTGAGAAGAATCCAATCCAGCTCTTCGAGGGAGTCAATAAGGCGCTGGGTTCTCTGGTGCGGAGAGTCAAGGCTCTTGAAGACGAAACTGGGAAGACCGACCTGTCATCCAAGTTTGAGCAGCAGTTAAGGGAGTGTTTTATCTCCCTGGAGTCATGGGAAGACCAGTACCTCGAATTTCATCAGTAAGGAAAACCAATGGATCGTCATCAGTTTGTGAAAGAGTTGATTGTGGAAAGGGACCAGCTCAAAGAGCAGGTTGCGAACCTCAAGAATGATAGAGACAAGGCCAGAAGGCGGACGCGGGAGTCTGTCTCTGATCTTCTGAACCCAAAACCAATCACTCCGTCGAGCCTTACGTTATTACCGGAAAGCGGCTTCACATTCTCAGTGGTTGGGCCAGGCCCGCCCCGTGAGGATGAGCAGGTTTCCGACTACGCCATCAAGAATCTGTGCGGAGAAATCTCCAGCCTTAAGAAGGAAGTGGAGACGATCTGTGAACAGACCAAGGACTACAATTCGAGAGATTTTGTGGCCCAGTTCAAAGCCCTGTTGGACACTCTGGAGGATGAATGAAAATCCTGTCGCTGGATCCTGCAACCAAATGTGGATGGGCGTTATCGAACTCCCTTTCCGGCACTTGGGATCTGTCCGTGAAGCAGGATGAGTCCTCTGGGGCGAGATACCTTCGCCTCTGGAACTATCTGGATGAGTTGCATCAGAGCAATGGTATCGACCTGATTGTTTTCGAAGCGTCCCGTAACCCCAAGCACTCCAGGGCAGTCGTCATTCTTGCTCGGATACAAGGGACGATTGAGTTATGGGCAACCCAGAACGATGTTGAATATCAGCCCGTCAGCCCAATGACGATCAAGGTGTTCGCCACAGGAAACAACAAGGCTTCGAAAGCAGAGATGATTTCTGCTGCCAAGAAATATACAGGAAGGCGTAAGATTATCGACGATAATCACGCTGACGCCGTTCTTCTTTTAGAGTTGGCCAAAGAAAAGTATGGAAACATACCGATCTCAGATCTGAAGAAAGTCCTGATCTCAAATAAGATCGAATCCGCTATGAAGGAAAGACATAAACAATGACTCAGGCGTCATCAGAAACACGAAACCTGCTTAGCTCTTTCCAGAAACTACAGGACGGATACGTGAAAAGACTGCACGTAGATAAACGGGTCGTACAGAAGAATCGCAAGACGGGATCTAAGAATCCGCCCATCACGATCCAGACTTCTGACGGGCCGATTAAGTGTATGAAGGCCGAGATTCATGGCCCTTCAACGCTGGAATATTCAGAGAAGCCCCTCAGCTGCGGGGCCAGAGTATTCATTACAACCAAAGCCGAAGTCACAATGGAGTAATTATGGAAGACAGAACAAAATATGACGGCACGATCGAAACATTCAGCGGGGTCTTGTTTGACCTGTTGAACCCACAGTCAACCGACATCAGATTGATTGATATAGCTCACGCGCTATCGGCAACCAACAGGTTTGCGGGCCACACTCGAAAACCTTACTCAGTGGCGCAACATAGTGTTATCTGCTCGTACAACTGTGACCACCCTGGCTGGGCGTTGATGCATGATAGCTCAGAAGCCTTTGTTGGAGATGTAACGAGACCACTGAAGCAAATGTTGGGCGACACGTACAAGAACATCGAGAAGAATATCCTGTACGCAATCGGGATTCACTTCAAGCTACCCCCTTATGAGAACCAGGCCGCTATCGTGAAGGAGATCGACAACAGGCTCTTGGTAACAGAGAAGCGAGATTTGATGCCTGATAATGAGTGGTGGTATCTGCAAGATGTCGAGCCACTGGAAGACAGGATAGAGCCTTGGTCATTCCAAGAGTCAAAATCAAAATTTATCGACAGGGCACTGAGTTTGTTTCCTCATCTGATTCCGGAGTACGAGAGAGATATTGATCGCATTGTTACATCCTCAATGTCTCCGACGATTCCATTTCCGGTAGGGGGAAGATGAACTTCACGCCCAGGCCCCACCAATCCAAATCTCACGAAGAGGTCTGGAAGAAGATCGATGAGAAACAATCTGCCATCTGTTTCGCATCCCCCTGTGGGAGCGGAAAGACGGTGTCGATGGCCATGGATCTTCTCGAAGCACACCGGCGCAAATGGAGGGCTTCTCTCTATACTCACAGACGCATGCTGTTCGATCAGACATGCAAGGCTATGGATGAATTCGGTGTGGATTTCGGAAAACGGGCAGCTGGATCGAAGCCTGAGCTTGATAAGCCAGTTCAGATTCACATGTTGCAAACTGAAGTTGCCAGGTCGCTCAAATCTACTGCGGACTGGGGAGTTCACGATGCGAAGCTGTGGCTGGTCGATGAAGCTCACGGGATGCAAGGCAAGGCCATGCATCAACTTGTGGACCAGCTCAAGGAAAGGGGTGGTCACGGGATAGGTTACACGGCGACCCCGGTCGGCCTGTGGAGTATGTTCGACGAGATCGTGACGTGCTCTTCCTACTCTGAGCTTATCAAGGCCGGATATCTGGTTCCGTGCCACACGTACGCACCCAATGAGATCAGCACAAAAGGAATGAGCCTGAACTCAACCGGAGAGTTTGCTCCGGACGAGCTGGCCGAGCGAGTCAAGGTGCCAGTCATCTTCGGTTATGTGTATGAGCACTGGCTGAAGTATAATCCAGGGCAGCTCCCCACGATTCTGTTTGCTCCCAATATCAAAGCGAGCATGTGGTTCGTGGATATGTTCAAATCGAACGGAGTGTCCGCTGCTCACATTGACGGTAAATATATCTACTACGGAGAACAAACAGCTGACGGTGAAAAGCGGCTTGTTGATTCGACGCCTGAGAATAGGGAGATTCTGAGGCAACAATCAGAAAGCGGCGAGATCAAGGTGGTCTCCAACCGGTTCGTCCTTCGGGAAGGAATCTCCTGGAATCATCTTTATCATGCCATACTTGCAACCGTCTTCGGAAGCCTTGCCAGCTTCATCCAGGCTGCAGGACGCATTCTGCGTAGCTATAAGGGTCTTGACCATGTTGTGCTTCAGTGCCACGGTGGTAGCCCATGGCGACACGGACTTGTTGATCAAGATCGTGAGTGGCACGTTGGGGACACCAACAAAATCATACGAGATCGTATCAAGCGATCCCTAGAACGTGGCGAAGAGGACTACCTTGAGCCTCTTAACTGTATCAAGTGCGGTCGATCCTACAGAGCCGGAGAGAGTTGCCCGGATTGTGGGGCCTTCACAACAAAGAGGTCTCGGGCGGTTATTCAGATGGATGGCTCATTGGAGCGCGTCTGGGGAACTGCGATACAGCCCAAGCCAGAGAAGTCTCCTGCCCGGAAGGCGTGGGACCAGATGTATTTCTCGACAGCCAAGGCTAAGAATTCAAAGAGGCCGATGAACTGGAATACGATGATCAGCCTCTTCAAGAGGAAGTATCCAGAGTTTAAGCTTTACCAGACAATTGATAATCAGGCCCGACCGAGATGGGCAGTGTTCCATGGTGGGAAAGTAACTTGCCTTCAGACGCCTCCGCTCCATGATAAATTCCTGTGGGAATCCAGGGTGCGGGACGTTCCTTACGGGGAGTTGATGTGGTGAAAAAAATGAGCACTCTGGACAGATTGACTATATGCACTGGAAATATAGCAATCGTGTGCGTTATATCAACAATGCTTCTTTGTTTGTGTCAATGGGAATGGCTTCAGCCTGCAATCCCGATTGCGTTTTTTACAACGGGATGGATGACGTGGTTCAATACAGACAGATACTACGTGGATAAAAAATGACATCACTCATCGACAAATACCTCAACCCGAGCAAGGTTCGTCAGAAAGTGCGGCGGGACCTGGTCCTTCATGATGAGGAAACTGGGCTCGAAGTCAGTTTAGCGAAGGTTAGCGACGACCCGACTGACGTAGATATCTGCAACGAGCCAGATAAACCTCTCGTGACGGAACTCCGGAACTTCCTTTGTCTTGTGCCATGGGAAAGGATTTCCCTCCAGGTGTCCCAAGGCCAGGATCCGCTCTATCGGACCCATGCTCAGCCACAGGCAGAGACTCTCAGAGACGTTGCGGATATGATTGAGCACAAAGGACACATTGACTCAGCACTGGCCGCATTGCGGTCGGGGTCTCGTCCAGACTGGGTAGAGAGAGAATCCTATGATCAGGTTATCTCTGAGCTGGTTGAAATCGGACAAGCCCTATCGGAGAAGGTCGAGAAAAGTCTCCGAGAGGCCCAATCGCACGCCATCCAATGACATTAGTGCTCATTTCGCCCTTATGCTCATCTCGGTCATGACCATAATGGTTTTCATGTACGGCTTCGTTCTCTTGTGTGGACACTTCGATGGCCCTGACGACCAGCCACCTGATAGACGTGTCGAGGAAATACCTCGGATCGTTTATGGAACTGACCAGCGGAACTAAGTACTGGCCTGGCGGGATTCTGCCATCTGAAATGCTGTGCTTCTGCTCCCTGGCATGGGATCAACAACAGAGCGAAGTCGTAGAATCCGGACGGAAACACGGGTTCAGCACTGAGATTCTCATGAAATGCGGGTTTCGAACCGTCAGCTTCGAGATCGATCCTATTCAGGAGACAAGCAATCGTCTCGCGAGACTGGCTGTCGAAAACGCATTCGACCTGAATATGCGTAATGAGGATTTCACGCGATTCGCCCACGAAGTCGCCTATGTCCATCAGTGCCCGATGCTGATCGATGGACCAAAGGGTCGCAAGGCCGTAAATATCACCAAGGAAGCGATCGAGAGCTTGCCCTTTGCCGCCATTCACGACATGAGCGAAAAGGCAGAGGGTGGCAATCCAAACGTGGGCCGCACCGCCCTGAACGAGTCGGGCCTTGAGTTCGTTATTCTGGGTGATGAATTCGCAGAAGAATTCGGGAATTTGGATAGCGGTGCATGGAAAAGCGACTATTCTTCACGGGCTGAAATGACCAGATACGGATTTCACATGGCAATCATCAAGGGAAACAAATGGAACGATTAATCTGCTGTATTCCGTCAGAAAGAGCCGCAGCATGGAAGCTGGAAACTGATTACGATGATCTATGCTGGCTCGAAAGAGGCGAAGCTGAGCTGAACCCTAAGTTTCGACAGGTGATTCCTTACGTGGTTGTCAGGAATCCAGTCACTGGAGACATTCTTTCGTACGTCCGCAACGGGAACGAAAACCGGCTGATTGGGCGTATGAGCATTGGATTCGGGGGCCATGTCGACTTTCCGGAGTCGATTGAAGACGCCGTCCTAAGAGAGCTGGATGAGGAGATTGGCGCTGATGTTAATCACAGGCAGCTTGGTTCGCCGTGCGGTCTCATTGTGTCTGATCAGTCGGAAGTTGATCGGGTCCACATGGGGATTGTTTACATGCTAGAAACAGAAACCTACGAACTCAAAAGCGAAGAAATCACCGATGTGCAATGGACATCCCCAGACGACCTCGGGCTTTACTTCGAACAGCTGGAATCTTGGTCCCAGATTGCACTGATGGCTATCAGTAACCTTTCCGTCCCGGCCCTGGAAGGATCCCTGATTCGTTATGTCGCAGAATGTGATACAGCCGATACTTGAGCGGCTCGGCATCCTGGATGGGAACGAGTGGCTGATCAAAAAACTCGACCTTCACAGAAGGAGAGTGGATCATTTCCAGTACATGTCCCGACACTTCTCCTTCGACATCAGGGGTGCAACATTCGTTGATCTTGGACCCGGCACAGGCGAGTCTCTTGAGATCGCTCAATCTCTGGGGGCAACAGCTATTGGAATTGACGCCGCATCCGGAGAGGGAGGGATGGGAGATCCTTACCTTGCAGTCTGCCGAGAGATAGTCAAGTCTCGAAACCTGGACGTGCGCCGAGTTGGAGCGCTGGCAATCGACAGAGAGCTGAAGCAAGAGTCAGTCGACTTCATTAACAGCCGAGGGTCGATCGAACAAATCCTCTGCAAGTGGATGAGGGGCGAGCCCCATCATATTCATCAGAACTGCAATCTGATGCACTGGAAATCAAACTGCCACCTGGGAATCGGATCGTTTCTTGAGAAGTGTGCAAAAGTACTCAAGCCGGGCGGGTCACTTCTGATCCACGCCAACGGAGCAGCGAACACGGAAGTTTACGACCTGGCCCTTATAGGTCAGGCTGCCAGATACAAATTCAGGATCAAGAAGCATGAAGATCGATTACACCGGCTTACTTTGGGATGAGTTTGTCTTGTTTGACATTGAGACGGCCCCAAAGCCTGATGTGGCTGCCGAGTTTATTAAGCGGGAAACTGCAAAGCTTCCGCCACAAAGAGACCCGTTGGTGCAGCCCTTCAAAATACCCGAGATGAACGTGGGAGAAGTTGATGGCCTGGTCAGGGCGTGCAATCCCACGACAACCTGGCTCCATGAGGCAATTAAGTGCGAGAAGGAAAACAAGAACCGAAAGGGGGTGCAGTCCTTACTAGAGAAGACATTCTCCAAGCTGGTCGAGCCGATAGCTCTTGAGAAGAAGATCTGCTTGATGCCAGAGTTGTGCGACATTCTTTGTATCGGGATGTCAATTAAGGGTGAGCGAGAAATTCTCGTCAAGGGCCGGTGCTGCGAAAATATGATGCTGGATCGTTTCTGGGCAGTGTGTAATCTGATGCAGCCCTGTGGATGGAATATCTCAGGTTTTGATCTACCCGTGATTCTTCACAGGTCCAAAGATCACGGCCTTGAGCCTACCCGAAAATTCGAGTTTACGTACTCTGGAGAAGGATTTCTCGATCTGCTGAAACTACGAAAGCAGACAGCCGGGTCGGACAGGCTCACGGACGTGGCCCTTGCCCTTGGTTTTGATGGAGATGGAGACGATCCCCTGAAGAGTGGCGGGGCTGATGTTTATGAGGCGTGGAGCGTGGGAAGAACTGATGATGTTGTTGCTCACTGCATGACGGATCTCGCCAGGTTAGAGCACGTATTCTTTAACTACATTGGCGTTTACCTATAGGAGAGTAAGATGGTTTCTCGAATGCCTGACATGGAACTGCTGAATATCCAATTCACTCGGAATGACTCAACTGGAGGAATGCGGTTCAAGCGAGATTCGAACGCACACGCCCTGACCTCAAATGAGAGAGCGATGATCTCGAATATGTTGAGGCAGTGGGCTGAGGAGTTCGATCACGACATCTTTCCCTTTCAGGGAGTCCGGACACATATCAAGCCGCCCACACCTGTTGGGTTGGTGGATAATGTGACATGACTAAGCCATATGGATGGAAGTTGAGCCTCTACAAGGATGAAGACTTCGGCCCGTCATCGAAGTATGTCGGGGCGAAGCTCAGGCATCACAGAGGCGAATGGAGAAGACTACTCCACAAGAAGGGTCGCAGAGATGGAGACAGAGAAATCGAGTCTCAGCTTGATGACGTTGCTCTTCCGAACACTTTTGTTTGTGCTAAATGTTCTCTAGTGTGTCACGATGACGAGATGTCAGGTCCAGACTCATACAGGATTTGTATGTGGTGTGACTGGGACTAAAAAGGAGATAGTGTGCGATTCGAAATCACTGCCATAAGGACTGAATGCAAATGCGAAGACGTCTTCGCAGAAACAAAGGAAGATGCAGCCAAGCTGTTCCGGGAAAAGCACCCCACGTTCCGCATTGAAGACGTTTTCGTCGTGACTGATTACGACGAAGAAGAGGGCAAGATCATCAGCGAAGGCTGGACATCAGCCGGACAGTGTGAAGGTTGTTCGGTGGAGTTGTGGTGCGAAGAGGATTACGTATTAGACATGGAAGGTGAGATGAATTTCTGCATAAAGTGTGGATGCGAACCGGTTTCAACATGAAAAGAATACTTATTGCTCATGATGTTGAATACAAGCGCCGAGACGGCATGGTTCGCTGGGCATATGCTCAACGCTCAAACGCCCTCAAGAAGAATGCCCCAGACGACATAGTGATTGATCGGTGTGCGATAACCTGGCTCCAGAAGCAGCCAGAGATCATGGGAAGTTACGATCTCATCTTCTGTATCGACTACATGTGGGCACTCACAATCCGACACTTAGTTGATGTGCATGCCCCGAAAGCCAAGCTGGTTCTCTCGTATAACCGAGACCACAGAACAAACAACGAGTTCTGGGAGCCTGCCCTCCTCGCTGCCCATTACGTGATCTGCAACAACCCTGACAGGTACTATGGGGAAGGGGTCCGCCCCAACACTTGCGTCATCTCAAACGGCGTGGATATGGACCTGTGGAAGAAGAAGACCGCGTGGGAAACCCGACCGCTGGACGTGATCTGGTCATCCGCATCTTCAGCCGGAAAGAAGAAGGGATACCTTGAGATTATCGTTGATCTCAAGAAGTTAATGGTGGATGCTGGCGTCACCTGTGATATTCGCCCCGTCATGAGTGCGTTTGATCCGGTCGTCCAGAACGAAGACGAGATGGTCGACTGGTACAACAGCGGCAAGGTGATTATCTGTCCGTCAGAAAGCGAAGGCGGCGGACCAAGCATGGTGCTTGAGGCCTTGGCTTGCGGGTGTTCGGTTGTCACGAACCAGATCGGAAGCGCCAGCGAGCTTCGCGGAGAAGAAGACAGCCCCAACCTGATTATGTTTGACGGAAACGGAAACGTGAAGCAATTCATGAGCAAAATACAGGCTGCCCTGAAAGACCCCGACATGAACAGCCGGGGACACAGGGCAATCCAGCCATGGTCCTACGAGCACAGATCAAAGTGGTTCTATGCTCTGTTTCGTGCCCTGATTCAGGATCGTCAGCCAGAGAACTTCGATTACCGGGAAACGCACTGGAGTCAGATATAATGCCCAGATACGTAGTTGAGCTGATTCGTGATCAGAGAATGCAGGTAACAGTCGACGCTGATAATGCTGTGGAAGCTCACGATTCTGCACTGGACCAGGCGAATGATCCTGAGGGAGACTATGTCGTAACTCAGATCTATCTGGCCGGTCCCGAGGAGTAGGACGTGACGAAGTGCATCACTGCGGTCGAGAACAGGTTTCGCCCCACTCTTTTTTGTCATGCTTGCTGCAGCAGCCAGTATTCAGTAGTTCGAATCCATTGTGACCTCGGGGCTCCGCAGCATGCCGTTGTCCAGATTTGCCAGAAGTGCCTTGCAGAAGCCAATGAGACAATCGCACTTCTTGAGGAAGGAGAGGTCCCTGTATGACCCGTAGCGAGCTGGAATCTAAGATCAGGACATGGGCGTCGGAGTTCTCAGAGATAGCCTCAGAGAGCGTCCCAGAGGCCTTCGTGAAGTACCTCGCAAACAGATTGACCGAGACAGGGTTGGGACAGGAGGACCCTGATGTTCTCGCAGTCCGCACTCCGGACGGAATCTTTGCCGCCAGGGTGGAATGGGAAAATAAAGAGGCCGGAGTCGTGTGTGTTTGCCTGATCGATACAGGTGAGGTGCTGGTATCTCGATATGACGCCCTGATCAGGAATGTCGACCGATCGAAGCTTGCGAGGGCGCTGGACTCCAAGGACTGGTCAGAGCCGAAGATTCTGACTTCAGTCAGCGCCGACTCGGGCGCTAAATAAACATAGCCGCATAGTCAGCTGCTGAGTGCTGCCTGACAGAGTAGTGGCTTGTTGATTTGATTCTGTCGTACAGGCAGTAGTACCATGATGGCTCAAAGATCATCATGTCATCCCGGTTGAAATAGACCAGATCACCAGCGTGTCTGTACCGGTACGGAGGAATGAGCCTCGGAACGATGTCGCCCTTGTTCACGACCCTGAACAGACGACCGTTCATCTGGTTTGTCATCTTCCTGGCAAGTGGCCTGCCAAGGTGTCGTGGAGCCCCGAATGTGTAGACTCCGGCAACCTCTCCATACCCATCAGTCTCCATGTGCCATCCGCAAAGACTCGCCATTGCGCCGCCCGCTGAATGGCCAGTGATAACCATCTTGGCTGTTTTGGGATCTGGCAACAATGAATAGAGGCAATCGTCCAGCTTCTTCCAGATATTCTTGAAGGATAATAGGAACCCAGTGTGGACGTTCCATTCCTTCCAGTAGGTGGGCCTGATCATGAGATTCCGCTTATGGTCCGAGACCGACCTGGTCCCACGGAAAGCGATGACAGCGAAGTTATCTTTTATGATAACCAGGCAGCTGTTCCTGTCATGGGAAATGGGAACGTAATGGTCGCAATTCCAGTTCTGGCGTGATTCGATCGACTCGGCATCCTGATCTGTGTAGCAGGCGTCGTAGCTTGCCTCTGCACAGATAATGCCCGCCTCTTTATTGAACGCGCCTGGCTTGAATATCTGCTGTGCTCTCTTGAGGTTCATGTGTATCTCCATTGTGGAGTTACTAGAGGTTATCCTATTAGTATCGGGAAGAAACTGGTCGAGCCAGAAGACTCACTGTCTCCGAGAGTGACCGTTGCAGGCAACGCTCCGTAAAACTGTGACAATTCCCAGTGGAAGGTTTGTGTTCCACACGTGCTGTCCGTGAACCCTGCACTGGTGCGGAGATCGGTAACCGCTATTGACGTACACGCTGCCGTGGTTGCATCAGTCATGAACGCCAGGAGATACATGCCCGGCGGGTATAAATCGTCGGCAGTCAGAGAACTGCTGGCCTCGCCAGTCGAACCGAGTGACAGCTCCACATCGAGGACAACTGCCGCCGTTCCGTTCGGCTTGAGCCTATATAGACCGACACGCGCAACCTTACCTCCTTCGCTGGTCCCAACCTGCAAAGCGATTTTCTCAAAACTGGTTGGTCGTTCGAGCGGATACGGCGTCAGGTACAGTACGTCATCTACTGGAACTGACGAGTCCAATATTAACCCAGCGCTAACCATAGGTGGAGGGAAAGCTCGGTGTGTCGTGCTGTTGATGACCACGTTTCCTGGTGCCGCCGGACTATAGTAGCTGAGCGACGACGATAGAACTTCCCAGTCCGTGCCGTCACATTGCAGGTAGAGATAGTCGCCTTCTGCCATATACAGGTCATCTGAGCCGTACTGGGAAATTATGGTTAGGTCCGTATCGACCGTCAGCACGTCGCCCTGCCCGCCAGATGTAAACTGTATGGCAACTCTCTCGTTAGCTGATGGCGTGTTTGGCAGTGTGGCAGTCGCATCGCCAGTGAGAGTAAACTTTGCAAAGTCCCCGTCTGTCAAAGTGTAGTTGCTTGTTTTAGCTGTGACTGTGAGTCCGTTTCCGTCTGCTGACCCGCCGGCAGATGCTGCTAATTCGAATTCATCGCTTGTTGCGTTGTAAGCCACAACATAAGTATCAGTTGGACTGGTCAACTGGGCTACAGGCATAGCAACCACGGCCATTTCTTCGCCCGCGTAATACTTAATCAATCCAGCAGCGAAATCTGTAATAGTTGTATCGATGGCAACCTGGCCATCAGTGTCTACGGTTGGTGTGGCACTATTCGGAATCTCAAAGTCGTCAGCGCCTCCGGCATCTATCGTGCCTGTGAATGTCCCCCCAGACAGTGTTTTGTTCGTGAATGTTTCTGTTCCAGCAAGGGATGCAACCTGGAAGTCTGTGCCCGCATCGTCTGTGTACCAGAACTCGTTCGGCGTGGCTGTGTTCACCCAGAGTTGCAGCGAGCCAGCAACGTCAGCGTCAGCATCTGCCTGTTCTTTCAGGAAGATCACTCCACCGTTGTCGATGTTGTTGCCATCGAGGTTGATGTCTCCAGTCATTGCGACCGTGCCATCGGCCAGAAGGTCACCAGTCCCCATCGTTCCGTCTGACAGCGCCGTGTTCATCTGCGCGACCGTGAATGAACCCAGCACGGTCGCATTGCCAGTCGAGGTGATGTGCCCGGTCAGGTTGGGGATCGTCGTACAGGATCCAGCGGTCAGACTCGCTGCAGTCCCTGTGACATTCGTCATCACTCCGGACGCAGGAGTCCCCAGGGCAGGCGTCGTCAGAGTGGGACTGGTCAACGTCTTGTTCGTGAGTGTCTGGGTTGCAGACAGATTGACAATCTCAACTCCCTCGGTCTGGATTACACCTGATCCCTTTGATACGAAGTTAATTCCGATATTCGTATCGTCGCCACTGGCTGTGAATGTGGGATTATTCGCCGTGGCCGCATTCGCATACGTAACCTGGTTGACTGCAGAACCAGTAGCGGTAAGCAGGAATAGCTCGTTACCGCCTGTATCCAGAATGGATGTGCCGACAGCTGGGGCAGTCAGGGTTTTGTTTGTCAGGGTTTGGGTTGCGGTCAGGCCGACAAGCTGTTCTGAGATTGTTGCCGGATCATATGTAGCAGCAGACATGTCACCGCCGCCAGCTTGGGCAACAAGCTCGAACTCATCGTTGGTCGCATTGTAAGAAACAAGCGTGCCTCCCGTGGGAGACGTAAACTCTGCTATAGGCATCGCCACAACGCCCATTTCTTCTGTGCTGAAATATTTCAATACGCCCGCAGAAAAATCAGTTACGGTTGTGTCGACAGCGATTTCCCCATCCGCATTTACGGTAGGAGATACAGAATTCGGAATTTCAAGAGATGTGGCGCTTCCAGCATTAATCGCACCGGCAACCGTTCCAAGAGTTGTTGTTCCTGCCGAGAGGTCAGCACCTGTCCACGAAGGTGTTGCCCCAGTGTGAATATTCTGGGGAGTTGAGATTACAACGGTCGATCCAGCGCCATTATCGGTAAGCGTGATCTGATTTGTCGTGCCTGTCAGGACCCGCTCAGCAGACAGAGTTGCGTCAGTCGCCAGTGTTACATACTGGGAGCCAGTCGGAGCGCCAGAACTGGCGCTCCATGTTCCGTCCCCTGCCAGAACATCCGATGCGCTGCCGGACAGCTTGGGCAGGAGGCCGTGCGCGGATGATGTGGCATCCAAGTCCGTGTTGTCATCCGGAGCAGCAAGGTCATCCAGCTTGATTGCGTCAGCTCCGCCAGATTCGTGACGTGACGCATGGGCTGTAATAGTGACTCCGCCTACAGTTCCCTCGATATCTGCAACAAGAGTTGCTACTGCATAGCCAGTTCCAGCAGTGTCAACAGTCGTAGTTGGCTCTGTTTCCAAGTCCTTGAAGAGTCTGTATTTTCCGTCACTCGCATCTCTGAAGAGTCCGGCGTACTTGTCCGTGCCAGCCGTGTCGTAGACTGAGTAAATGCCTGCGTCGACCGTATCAGCAGCCGTGTTGTCCTTGGCCAGTTTAATCAGGGAGTCGTCAACCGCAACGGTCGTGCTCTCAATCGTGGTGGTCGTGCCATTAACCGTCATATCTCCAGTGACGGTCAGGTTTCCAGCTACTGTCGGGTTGGTTGCCAGGCCCAGAGTAACTGAGCCTCCAGCTCCACCGTCCGTGAGTGCGAGTTCCCCAGCAGTAACCGCTAGAGCGCGTTCATCGGTCAGACTGCCATCCACAGCGATGACGACATAAGACGATCCAACCGGGGCACCAGAGGGAGTGTTGAATGCGCCGTTTCCGTCCAGGAAATCCGTGGACGATCCGGAGAGCTTGGGTAGTAGACCATGGGCTGACGTGGTTGCATCAAGATCAGTATTGTCATCCGGGGCAGAGAGGTCATCCAGCTTGATTGCGTCACTTCCACCAGAGACGTGCGTGCTTCCGTGAATACCGACAGGCAGATCATCAATCAGAACTCCGCGAGCGTCGCTGTTCGAAGAACTGTAGACAGCCACTTTATCTACAGATCCGCTGATCGAAGACTCTGTCGTCAGGACGTTAATCCCTCCAAACAGCTTCTCGATCGTGACCTTTTTAGATGTCGGAGTTCCTGTAATGTCATCGACGATGTAGAGAGTATCGTCGATTGCGACGATAGAGAGGGTCGTCAATGCAGTTGTTTTGCTATCAGCCATCGGGCAATCCTTTGCCGATTATTCAGTTGGTACTTTGACAAACGCTGTGATAGACAGGTCGATATCAGCTCGGCCAACTTTTGAGCTATCGAACCAGGCGACAGAGGCCCCGCCCCCGCCAGTGACTCCAGCAGCTCCCTGATTTGGATGCTCAAACGTATATGAGTTCACTCCAGGAACAGTTGCGACCGTCCTGGTTCCATTCAGGTTCAGACCATCAACCTCAGTCGCATCCACAAATGTGACATGATCACCGACAGCAAACGGATGGGATGTATGATTCACGGTGACTGTGTTGTCTGAGACGACCGTGTCGAACGGGCCGCTCAGGGTGCCGTTCGCGTCTGAGTCGTATCCCCATTCCAGATGAAGCGTGTGAGAGCCAACTGTTTCGGTATCCATGGGAGACAAGTCAAGAGTCACTGCCCCAGCCGTAAATGTGCCCTCGTTGGCTCCGTTGATGTCCTGGGCCACGCGACTGTTCACGATCGTGCAGGGATCATTCAGGTACAGAGTCGCCAAGAGGAAGTCGATGGATGCCAGGGCGTTACCGTCCAGATCCTCGATGGTGGTCTGCACCTGGGCAGAAGTCATCTCGTTGATGTCAAAAGCCATCCTTAGCTCCCATTCTTAACCACGGTGGTCCCAGAGTTAGTGATCACCTTCACGGTTGTTCCGGACAGCCTGGTCGCAATCGTATTTGCCTCGACAGCCGTGGCTGGCTCCAAGAGGATGTTGCACGTAGCAGTAGTTTCCAGAAGGAGATCGTCTCCAGTTTCCAGCAGTAGGATGTCAAGGGCCATAAAATCACCTCTTATTTGCAGTAATTGCTGTGTATTTTGATGCCCGCCAGCTTTTTACGCCATCCCAATCGCTCACGGCGACCTGCCTGATCCGCCTCAAGTATGCTGCCTGCGCCAGTCTTGGCGCTCTTCACGAGTCATGCTGGCCATTTGGCGAGAAACCAGCTTCGTGTCTATTTTCTCGCATTCGTATTTTGGGGCGGGCCTGAACTCACCACGAACATAAGAACGATACCGGGCAGACAGTCGGTCATTCCCTTTGCAGATCTCGAATCTTCGTCCGCTGCAGCCATATCGGCAGTCTGACTCTAATTGGCATGAGCAGTCGTCTTGGATATTCATTACGGAGTAACCGTTATATCGACATCCATACCGAAGTACTGTACTTCCAGCGATCCATATATCGGGAAATTGAAACCAGAAGTCCTCAGATTACGAACATTGGCGTCAGATTCCGGTCCAGAGCATGTGGTTGCGGGAACTTCCCAGTTTATATCTACGCCCTGCCTGATCCGAGACTCGGATGCTCCGGCATATGCAAATGAAATAGGACTGAGTGATTCTGGACCAATTGCGGTTGTTGGATTTCTACATCCAGTAAATAATCCCGCTGAAGGAACAGGAATATCGCACGAACTGAGATACCTGAACAACATTTCGCATGTCACCTCAGGGCCAGTTACACTCATTTCAAGACTTACACATGGATCATAAGTGATTCCGACTGTTGTAATTCCTGCGCTAAGTCCATGCTGTAATAAGACTATGGCTCTTGGATCGATCCCTACGCTTGTTGTGAACAATGTGAAAAATTGTCCGCCTATTCCACCAGTAAACTCGAAATCAATAGACCCGAGATCGAGCGAATCCGCACCGGTCGCTGTGACGGTGGATCCAACAAGCCCTTCAAGCAAAGCAACTAATTCACCGATTGTATCAGTTTGATTGACTGTAACTGGACCAAGCTGGCCCCCTCCAAACGGAGTGAATCCAAAGCTGATAGGAACACTTGGATCTATAAAGTCTCCATCCAGCCTGAATGTCTCATTGAGTGCGTTGGGGCTCAAATCTACGTCCAGGCTTCCTGTGTAAAGTAAGCCACCACTTACCCTGGTGATGGGTATTGTTATTCCGTTCAGCTCTGCCGGGGAATTTGTTCCTGATATGGTTACGTCAAGGTTTAATTCGTTCCGAAAGGCGCACAGACACCTCTCTGTATACCCTACGTTATGACAAATGCCAGACACGGCCATTGTTTCACGATACGTACCTGTAGATATGGGCGTGTCCCCTTTATCCCAAGTTCTTCCGAGACCGCTTCCTGTCAGGTCCCACCATGTAGAATATCCAAATACATAGCCGACTTTTGTGATCGTGGGCGGATCTGGCTCGGGATAGCAATGAAGGTCCAGTCCTGTGTCCCCAAGCGATCCGTCTCCGTTCAGAATTAAAGGTGCGGCCTGTGTTGTCAGATGCCAGCACCTGTTGAATTGCTTGAATACAGAGACGCCCCAGAATCGATCTCCATCCTGATCCCAGACTGTTCCCCAAAATGGCACTGCCCTTGTTAGATCAGGATCATGATCCGTATCAACGGGGTTTGGTGTGAATCCACCAGCGCCTGTTATGAGGCGGTAATACTGAGTAGGGGACAAGCCTGGCTCAAGTCCATGTCTTACGTTTGCAAGCGCACTTAGGCCTTCCAATCTGTGAGCTTCATATTCGCTGGATGGGTCTATCTGGATATCGACCTTTGGGAAGAAGTAAACACCACAACTGAATTGTGTTCCGGATGTGAATGTCATATCTACGAGAGCACAATCAGTAGTTCCAACAAAATCAACCCTCTCAGTAAAGTCAGTTACAGAGAACGAATCAACCGTAGCTCCGAACCCGAAAGACTCATAATCAAACAGCGTACTCGCTGGCGTTCCATTCCATGTTGTGAGTGGAACAGTCCATTGGTGATTCAGGGCAGGGGGCGACAAGACCTCCACTATATCTTCAATGCAATTACCTGGAGGCCCCTTAAAGCCACAGCAACACTCGCAGTTTGCTCCTTTGTTTCTTTGGGGCATGATTATTCCTCTGCATCGGGTATAGTCAATGCGGTCGTACTGCAAGCCGGGAATGGCTCGTATTTACCAGAGTTACTGTCAAGGAAGCAAATGCAGTAGACCTTGTCTGCTATGGTCAGGGTTTCGTCGTAATTAATCAGGTCAACATCGGAAACATAAGCCCAGTCCCCATCTCCGTTGTTTGCGTACTTGGCGAGTGTTCCAGATGCTGGCTGGAGTATCCCATCAACATCGATTGAAGCTACGCCAAGACCTCCTCGTGTGTATCCTCGTATTACGGCAGCTGCAGAACCCAGGACTATGTACTCTCCATCAACCCACAGAATGTTGACCAGATCGCCCTCCGAAAATGAGGCGTTGCTCCTGTTGACAACCATCCTGTAATCAGTGAGCACCTTGGTTTCCGTCACGTACATGTGCTCGAACGGAGTCCACAGCCATATGAATCCCTTGATGAGTTCCTCTGTGGTCATTGGATCAATGATTGATGGGATATCCTCGTAAAGCTCTATCTCTGTTTCGTCATCAGCGACTATATTCTCAGAACTGCTGACCGAATACGTTCCATCTCTCGTGTCGGTCATGTCTTCAGTGTCTCTTAGCCAGACTTCATGCCTGTCAGTAAATTGTGCTGCATGCTGTCCTGCGATCTTGATCTTCTTCGTCACTATGTCGACGGAAGTGATTTCAAACCTGCGCTCTGCGGCCTGGTCGTCAGGGCGACCGGCTTCGTAGTCAAACTCCTGAACCTCGACTGCTGCCGTTGTGTATCCGTATGTGGTTCCTATCCCGGCATCCAGATTACCCAACAGCTGAGCAGTGAGTATCTTCTCAGGGCCTTCTGTTCTGGGTGGGATCAGATTCACAGTTCCCGTGGTCCGGCCCACCTGTCCACCAGTAAGCTGGTTGAATCTGCGCAGGCTGTCACTAATCTGGCCCTGATAGTCTGCACTCAGAACCTTGTAGATTGAGTCGCCAGAGTTAATTTTAGGCAGCTGACTCTTGGCCATTAGGTCACCTGAGTGAAGAGGTCAAGCAGTTCGTGTCTCTTGAAAATCGCAAATTCCTTCACATAGAATTTAGAAGTGGTCGGCGTGAGTCCTACACCAGAATCTAAATGAAGCCTGTAGAATCCCGGGTAAGTATAAATCGCCCCTGCCGTGCTTCCATACTTTTGCCTGAAGAAGTGATTCCACCCTCCGATAATATTAGTTCCGAATGGCAGCCCAGAATCATCAAGACCAGGAGCTGTGATGCTGCCTGGTGTATACCGTATTGAACTCTCTATGTATCTTCCAACACCATCGAAGTACTGAACGCCATTCGAGGCGTATCCAGTATCGACTCTTCTTTCGCTGAATTTGTAAACAACCTGCCATGCGCGGGTTCCATCAGTGAGAATATCACGACTAAGCTCTGCCCCTAAAAACAGAAGAGTTTCTGGCCATATGTTTGTCCCAGTATCAAAGTCCATAGTTGATACGTTGACTTTACCGAGAGCAGATCTGATCGCCTCGAACGGGGGAGTCTTCACCCTGTGCCAGGTAATGGAGTGCTCAATCGTGGGAACTATGAAGTTTGCATTGGAAGCTGCAGCATGAGCCCTGGCGGCATCACCACCAGACCATTTCATATCCGCGTTTTCCACGGTGATGATTTCGCCGCCAGCACTCCAGCTATGGCTCAGGAACGGGACGGGGTCGTTGGACTGCTCAGAACTATCTGTGTAATCATTCTGATTTGATGAATACGTAATCGTGAAGATGTTGTGGTCATATACCGGGATCTGAACCCCGGCAGTAAAACCGATATTCCTTCCGATCTGCTTAGGCTCTCCTCCATGAGCCCGCATCTTGACAGACGATGCCCTGTACGTTCCAAAGAATGGGTCGACTTCAGGAAGCCCAATCACAGAAGACGTGCTTATGGGAAATATCTCTCTCAGTCTGGGAATTGTATCTGCCCACGCAATCCTCTCCACGACCTCAAATGATCCACTTGTGGGCGTAATTTCCCCCGTAATTCCAGGCGAGAAGATATTCCGTGATACTGCCATTATATAATTTTCCCCATATTGCCAAAGTTGGCATTCAGCTGTCCCATTCCAGTGTTAATCAGATTAAGAATCCTGTTGCCCTCCACGGCAGCGTCAAGTTGCTTATCGCCCTTCAGGGATGTCTGAATCTGACTGTGCAAACTTCCGACATCAGTCAATCCGACAGGAGCGTCCGTAAGTGACGCCTCTTTGACTCCCGCGATCGCCGCCTCTTCTGCGATCTTCTTCTCAGCATTAGCCACAGACTCGTCATTTCCTAGATCGACATCAGCTTGGATTTGCGCAATCTTAGCTTCAAGATCACGCTTAATCTGAGCCCTCTGCTCGTCAATGTCAACCTCTCCGTCGGCAGCCGCAAGGCGGTTCTGGAAGTCTGCACTTTCAGCAATCTTGCGTGCCTGATCCTGCCTCTTAGCCCGAGCCATGTCGTCCCGGAACTGCGACTGCACTTCTTGTCCCCTTCGGGCTTTCTCTGCAGGGGTGAGTCGCCCCGCAGCCTCATCTTCAGCAATCTTTTTAAGCCGGGCAACCCTTTCTTCTTTGACTCTCTGCTGTGCGGAATCCAATGATGTATGTCCGGCACCCAGGGCCTCAAACTGTCCCCGCGAACTAAGTCTTGCTCCCGCCTCTGCAAGGTTAGCAATATCCTTTTGTGCCGCAGTGAACTTATTCAGCTTTACTGTTGCAGCTTGAAGTTGCGGGATCGTCAGTCCGAGAGCTGCTGCCATCTCATGGAGTCCAGCCTTTGACTTAGCAGCCTGTGCATCTATGCTCAGAAGGGCCTTTTTGATTGCGCTTATTCCAGGCTGATTCGCCCTTAAGGACAGTTCTTCAGCATCGGCTGTGTGTGATCCAATAAACCCTCTCCTGTTGATAGCGTCCATATGCGCAGGAAGCCTGGCTCTATCAGCTTGGGTGTCAGACTGCATTCTGGCCCGAAACTCGTCAATGGATTCTCCACCCTTCCTCTTGAACCTGGATGCTCCAAAGTGATCTTTGAGCCTCTGTTCTGTCCTCTCTTCGTTCCTCTTGTCTAGTTCTTTTCTGCGCGCAACCTCTTCAGGGCGGAAGTTGTGGTTTTTCTTATTCTCCAACTTCTGGTTGTTGAAGTCGGCCATAATCTTGTCGACTTCGTCACGCTCCTTGTGTCCGAATGGCCCATTTGATCCGAGGAACGAATCAATGCCAGCGTTGAACCCGCCGATCAGCTTCACTAATGCGTCCCTCTTCTGGAGAAGCATTTTCTCCTCAGGACTTCCCTTTGCAGCATCCTTCAGCTGATGCTCTGTGGACTCAAGTGATTCCCTGGCACTGCTTGAAGCCTTTGAGAGGCCCTCTGCGTCCATAAGGCTTGATCCGCCAGATCCAAGAAGTATTTGATCAGATCGCGATCTAGAGAAATCATTTATCTGACCAACACTCTTGTTTACTGCCATCGAAAACATTGCCATAGCTGCCGCTGCTTCTTGATTTGCTTTGTTTATTGCCCTGATGGACTCCTTGTATTTCTCCATTTCCCTGGCTGAGTCTCCACTCAATTCACCCATGTCATCAAGCATTGTGATGACCTTTTCTAGACCTTCATCCGTAGACACGTCTGTGTTTGCAAGATTCATCAACCTCTTCTTGTGGTTATCATGTAGGCCGAAACCGGCAACCTTAGCTGCAGCGATGGCCATTTCCCGCTCTCTTCCCGGAGTTGCATTCTGGCCATTCAGCAACTCGATAATGATCCGCTTCTCTGATGAGTCGGTAGCGGTTTCTACCAGGTTCCCTCCGCCCTGCCACAAGGTAGAGGCCGACACCAACTCCTTGGTCAGGATCATCATGCTCGTATTCAGCAGGCTCATAGTGTTGGCAAACCATGCCTCCTGCACTCCCTCTCCGACACTCTTAATTACAGCCTGCGCTTTGTCTCTCTCATTCTTTGCGTCTACTGTCTTGTTCTGGGACTCATCGAGGAATTTAGTGGACATCCTCGTATCCATACCACTGCCAGAGAACACTTCGTCTGTTCCGCTCCTGATCTGGTCCTTGAGGCTGTTGAACACCTCAAGTCTTTTGATTAGCTTATCGACTTTCTTCTCTGTATCGTCTGAAGACTTTCCTACGGCGGTAATCGCTTCTGCGATTCCAATCATCAAGAACGTGATACCAGCACTGGCGATCGCTCCGCCCATTGTTCCGAATGTTGCTGCGACTTGGGCCACGTTATTTGCAGATGCACGAAGAGCGCCACTTAGTCCCGTCTGACCAATAACTTGGACGAAGTCCTGTACGGCGTACGATCCCTGCTGCATCATGAACGTGACTTTGCGCTGCCCTTGAGACGCAGCGTGTGCAGCTTGGTTAAAGCCTCCAGTCGCAGCACTTAGTTTCTGCATGTTGTCATTGTTGGCCTGCAGCTGCTTCTGGAGTTCTTTATAATCCTTCGTGTTTGTTTTATTGGAGTTCCTCATCAGATTCATCTGTGTTGTCAGCTTCTTGGATTTAATCGAAAGGTTGTGCATGTTCTGAAGCAAGGGAAGCTGAGACTTCTTAAGCTCAAGCTGCGCATCAATATGATCCCGAACAGATTCGCTATTTCCGCCTCTTTCTTTCTTGAGTCTCTCCAGAACGCTGATTTCATCCTCCAGAGCAGCGACCTGTGGTGACCCACCTTTCTCCACGGCGTCCAGTTCCGACTGAAGCGAGTCTGCAAGAGAATTCTTTTTCCTTTCTCTGGATTCATCCCTGTCAACCTTGTCCAGGTCACTCTTCAGTTGCTGTTGCTGTTCTGGGTCGAGTTTTCCTCCCTGGTTGTCGGCTATCTCTGCTGAACTCTCTAGTAATTTTTGCCTCTGCTTATCAAATGGCCCAGTAAGAGCATCTTCAAGCTGCTGTTCCAGAACG